TTAAATACATCTTCTTCTAAAATAATGTCATCACCAAGCTCATCAACATCTACTAAACAAAAATCTACAATCTCTTCAAACTTTTTATTAATTGACATTATCCACCTAACCCACCAAGTAGTTGAGCTATGCCTGGTGGAGGACCTTGTGGTGGCAAAGCACCTCCTCCAAGCAATTCTTGTTCAGCTGTTGGTATCTCTGGCTCTTCTGCTGTAAAGAACTTATCTAAGATATTTTGCATATCATCAGGATTCTTTCTTATCTGCACAACAGCCATAGTTGCTTTAGCATCACCCTGTTGGGCTTGTGCTAACAATGTATCAAACAATACACTGTCTGCTTTTTCTTTTGTAATTCTATCGTTAACTCTAACAAGGTTATCTAAACCATCTAGGTTTTCTTGTAGTGTTTGTCTGTCAATAATACCAGCTTGTAGTAACTGTAAACCAGTCACAATCTTCTGTGGTTCATCATATCCAGCCATAGCTCCATAGACTCTTCTTGTCTTGTAAGAACTAATATCTTTTCCTGGATCGTATGTTTCTGAATAAAAAGTATTGTCCATATAACCAGATAGTGATTTAGAATTACCACCATACATTTTTGCATCCCACTCTAATCGTTTAGCATCAATCATCTCTATAGCATCAGACATAACTGTGTGATACTCTCTAATCATAAGTGACATAGATGCACCTAACTCTTCAAGTCCTCTACCAGTAGCAAATGCTAATGGTGACTGTGAATCATCAGTTGTAGGATAAGAACCACCAACACGAAGTTGTCGTTCTATTCTATCTATCTGTTGGAAAATCTGATAAGGAACATTAGATGCTGGTTTAGATACTTGTGTACCTGGAGCTAAATAGTTAACAGCGAATCTACCTTTACGATATTGTCCTGACTCTATCTCTCCAGAAATGTTTGTTTCTGTAAACACTGCATCTTCCATTGCTATTATTGACATCACATTAATCTTTGCCATAGAAGCCATAAGTCCTATGATCTGGTCATACTGTCCTTGCAATCTATCAAAAGCAAATTTCTTTGCAATAACAAATGCAGGTCCACTATCAAGTGGATTTGGTATGAAGTCAAGAATAGTTGCAGAGGTCATATGGAAAATGTATGTACCTTCTTCATTGTAATACTCTGCTATTAAGTCGCCCTCACCATTTGAGTTTGCCCAAGAGCCGTTATAAGAATCTGTGTATGCAGAAGCATAAGCATTACCAACACCAAGAGTGTTTGTTTGGTAAGGGTCTTTAGACATAATTTTGTCTGAAAACTTAGGATAAACTTTTGCTAAAGATTCTTTAGGTACTCTACGAACAATAGCCATTTCTTTTGGTTGTTGGTCTGCACCAAAGTAACCTGGGAAACAGTTGTATGGATCACGAAGTTCTGCACAAGGATATGGTGTTCCGTTAGCATCTCTCTTCTCTCTAATTACCCATACAGCAAAACCATAACCAGGTAACCATCTACCTACTTGTGGCATTTGTAAATCTAATTTTTGTACCTCATCATAGGCATTAACAATTCTGCCAATCTTTTCAGCTTTCATTCTTGCTCTGTCAGAATCTTTACCATTAGGTACATCAACTTTTAAGTTAGGAATACGACCAATCTTTTGTGACAAGTGTTCTAGTCCAGACATCATAAGGTTTGGTACAGGTACTTGCCAATCTTGGAAACCTTTAAGGTTATCTCCAAGCAATGCTTGAATACCATCTGGTCCACCATTCATAATGGCACGAATACGACCACGAGTAGAGTATGCACTCTGGTTGTCAAAGTGTAATTGTGTTACTTGATATTGTATTTCTTCAGGTGTCATTCTAACTCCAAGGCGTTTCGTTCATATCAGTTATATCCCATTCTCCAAAACTTGGTTCATAATCTAATCCTACTTCAGCCAATCTTTCTTTTTGCATTCTTCTTATAACTTTCATTGGAAACCAAGAAGCCATAACAACATCTGACTTATTATTTCTACCAGACTGCTTACTAGCACCAGTAGAAAAATAAATTAGTTGCCTACGATATATATTACTCTTAGTTTCGCTTTCTGCACTACCATAAGGCAAACTTATTAATTGTTCCTTAAATAATTCTCTCATACTTCCAACGCCAAAGATAGGGTCAAATTTATTTTTTTGTGTCTGATGTCCTTCTAAGTAAATACCTACTCGTGAACAGTAATCTTTTAAATCTTTATCTTGTCGTATCGCTCTCTGAAAACCATTCTCTTCAATAACCCAGTGTGAAAGTCCATACATTTCGTGCCATTTCTTTATTGTTTGTTTAGCTTGTATGACACCACCACCTTCTTGGTTTTCTATATCAACCATATAAAGTTTTCCTGAATCAGAATCTATAGCCCATAAGAAACAAGCCTGATAACCTGTAGAAGCTGGGTCAAGTCCTGCTATCAAATGTGTTCCAGCAGGTACCTGCCCTACAACTCTATTTACATCTCTACAAACATCTATCTCTTCTACATCAAACATTGTTATACCATCTACAAATGCTTTGTTAAGATACACCATCTCAAAGATAGCTTTACCACCTGTTGTTTCAGCTGCGTGTAATCTTGACAATAACCATTTGTAACTACGCTTTCCTGCCCATAACATACAGTCAGTATGTAACTCAATTTCGTTTTCTGGCAGTACACACTCCGTACTATGTGCCTCTTCTACAATCGTGGTCATCTCTGGGTTTTCTAAAAGAAAGTTATATAAATCTTCAGGATGCTGTCTTGATCCAATAACAACAATAGCTGTATGTTCCTCTTTACGACTAGATAGTGTGGTTGTCCACCATTGTCTAGTCTGCTCTCTAGCACTAGGTTGTATAGTTGTTCCGTGGTCCTCAATGTCATCAGCAATAATTAAGTCACAGTCACGAGAAAGAATCTTACCACCTTTACCTACAGCAACCATAGTTGGTGATTTAATACCAGTAACTGTTCTTGTAGCAGTAGTAAACTGTCCAGATGTCCAGGACTTACCTGATCTATTCTTAGGTTTAAAGGTAGCTCCTGGTCCACAGAAATCCTCTATAAGTTTTTCATTATGTTCTAAGTGGTCAACTACAGCACCTACAGCATTCTTTGCAATCTCTTCGTTACCACCAACCCACATAATCCTGACATTAGGATTTTTACATATCTGCCATATAGCAAAGTGTGTTAATAAGTCAGTCTTGCCGTGTCGTGGTGGGCTAAGAATCATCTGTTCTCCACCAGTATCAATAGCACCTAAGATAGATTGAATCCAGCGTTGATGAAAGTCTGCTGTTTCATACTTATCTCCTGTTTCTGTTTGGAAGTACCTATCTCTAAAATCTTCAAATTTCTGTAGTGAATCAATAGCCTCTTGTGGGGTTGACCAATCTTCTCGTTGTTCTGCATTAGTTTTATCTATGCGATAAGCATTGTGCATTTTATTTACTATATCTTTAGCTACGCCTATAAGTCGTGCTACATCAGATTGTGTAATTGTTTTCTGCTCTACTAGACTTGCATAATTTTCTACATAGTCTTTGTAGTGTTCACCACGATTTAATGTTGTTTCGTTTATATCTAGTTTATTAATAGCTTCTAGTCGTTCACGCTCTTTAGCTCGTTTGTATTTAGCTCTATTAGAACATTGAGTAGAACAGTAACGACTGTTACCATTCTTTATAGTAAATTTTTTCTCACAACCTGTATTGCTACATTGTTTGCGTTCAGCCATTATTGTATTTTAGGAAGTTTTTTAATTTTCCCATTCTGTGTTCTTGCAAATCTATGTGTCTTTGTTTCTCTACTAGGAATTAAAGTACCACTATAAGTTTTGTTACCCCATTTCCAACTTACTTTTCCACTAGATTTCATTTCATTCTCCTAAATCCATTTGTTGCGTAATACAACTGTACCTGTTTTTTTGTATAAATTCTACCACTAGGTGATTTAAATTTATTAGGACCTATTTTCTCAAAAGGCATTTACCACATCCTGCAAGACCAGTATCTTGCACTTGTTTTGTCTTTGGCTGTGGAACATTTGTGTCTGGCACGAAATGAAGCTCTAGCTTTTGGATTATCTTTTCTAATCTCCATATTAGGATCGCCAAACATAACCTTTTTAACTTTGCCATTATCTGATACAAAAACTTTAAATTTCTTTCTACCATATCCTGGTTCGCCCTTTTGAATCCTCGTAGGATTGTTGAGCTTCACTTTCATTCCTCGCCATTCAGCCATTACTTCCTCTTCTTAACTTTATTTTTTTTCATCCCTTTTTTAGGGTTGTAACCTTTTTTTGGCATTGTATCTCCTATACTATATGTTGTATGAGTGATTATATCAAAGGAAAACAATATCCTAATCATAAACCCTCTACTACATATAGTAGTGGAAGAGTCTGCGTTCACAAAGAATGCCAGACAGTTATTTCAAAATACAATAAATTTAAGTACTGTAATAAACACAAACCTCGCTCTTATCCTAGAATTAAAGGTCGCCAAGCTCCTACTGATTTACAAGATCCAGTGGGGTAAAAAAAATTTTTTTATTCAAAGAAACTCTCTAAATCGTTTACACCACAAGTAGGGCATAATCCATCAGTAAGCTGATCTGCCCAAAAGGGATTCAAACATAGGTCACAATCTTCTACAGGTATATCATCATTCATAAAAAGACTATACCATACCCTAGACTAGGAGCTAGGGATTTTGGGTTAATCACAAACAGGGAAGTGTTTTTGATACTTTATTATAAACCAAATCAGAAACTAAGTCAATAAACAAAACCCTGTATTGCTACAGGGCTTTGTACACGTACAGTCTGTCCATTTACTGTAATGAAAAATATAACAATCCACAAAAACATCTCACCTTAAACAATACCTTCAAGTACACCACATACTTAAATTTTGATGAAAAGCCTTTCTTTCTTATTATAAATTGAAGCATATCCTCATATGCTGCACCTAGTCTTTCTAGGTACTTGCATATTAGTTAAGTTGTGATACTATGACAACAACAAACAAAACATTTCTCTAGCTCTAAGGAAAGGAATGTTGGATCAACACTAAAGGGAACGTGGACTAGCTGGACCATCTTAACTAGGGTAATAGCCTATTACTTCACATATTTATTTGTTACTATTTTTAGTTCATTCTGGTTTTGGGAGGGAGTGACACAGGGTTAGAACCACAATAAAGAAACTACAACTAGAATAAACATTATGAAATGCACAGAGTGTAAACAACCACTCAAACAGATCAGAGATAATACTTATTACTGTATTAGTAGTATTACTAACTGTAGTTTATCTACCAAGACAGTGCATATTTCTTAGTAAAAGTTTCCAAGGATTTACTGGTGTGTTACG